AGACTAATCTTGGTTTGTAATTATATTTAGGAAATTTTTTCAAAAACTACCGTTAAATAAGCGTTAATTTGTAAAAATCGTACCTTCCGAAGGGAAAATGTGATAAATAGTATGCGATGAAACGCCCTATATGTAAATCGTGTAACAAAAACCATTGCGCAGTCAATTACAAACGTAATGGCGTTACCCATTACAGAAGCATATGTGATGATTGCAGGAAAAAATATCCCAAAGGCTTTCGCAGAATTCATACGTGGGAAAGAGCGGGGTACAAAAAAAAGCCACACTGTGATTTGTGTGGCTTCAAAAGTTTATATCCCAGTCAGATTGTAGTATTTCATATTGATGGGGATTTAGAAAATGTTATCTTCAACAATCTACGTAGCATATGCCTCAACTGCATTGAAGTAGTTAAGCACAAGGAAGTAAACTGGAAAAGAGGCGATTTAACGGTTGATTATTGACTCAATCTGCTTATGTAGACTATCAATCGTTCCGTTGTTGTCAAGGTGATAATCGTAGTCTAAGCCAACGCTGCTATATTCGCTAGCATGAACCTCAAACTTCTCTATTTGCTCTCGGCAATGAATCTTCACTGCTTCATCATTTGTAGTGTTCAATATTTCTGCAATATCTAACCAATTTGGAATCTGTCCACGATGAGTACGCATAGTAATACCACCTGCATTTTTGATGGCAACGAGTTCGTTTTTAAAGCGACAGTCAGTGATGACGATATCTTCCTTGATATTGCGTAGCTTGTTCTCTACAGATGCAACCCAAATATCATCGTGAAATGATTTGCGAGCAACTTCTGTTCCCCATTGTTGCAAAACCCAGCGAGGGGTCAGGTGGGGTATACCGAGGCGAGCAGCCCACCATTCGTCAACTTGCTCACGCCATTCTCTACTTGCCTTAGTAGAGCCTTCAAGAAGTTCTCTGTCCCATGAAAATATAGATGCAATTGCATCCTTAAGAGACGAAGCAAAACTCATCCTCTTAAAACCATGGAACGTGCAAAGATAATCTGCTGCTGTGTCTTTACCTGATCCAATCAGGCCAGTAATTCCTATAATCATTTTTACAATATATCGTAAACTTAGGAAAATGTCAACAACTAATTAGCCTTGAATCCAAGTCAACGGCTGGCTGTAGTCAACATAGTTCTTGAGGTCCATGATCAAACGTTCTTGTTCAGCTTTGGCTTCATTCTTCATAGCGGTACCGTTGAGTGTTGTTCCACCACCGGGACCAGCAATACTTCCAAATTTCTCACGAGCTTCACCGATGATCATCTTGCATTGAGCAAGCATAAAGTCACCGATCCAAATTCCTGCGCCGGGGTCCTGTAAGAGTTCCCATTCAGGACGTTGAATATCAGCCCAAATAAGAATACGTTCGCCCGTTCCTTTAAAATCGCGAGTAATCTTCAACACTTTGGTGACTGGGTTAAATGTATAGGTAAGATAGCCACCAAACATACGAGCAGCAAGTTCAACGTATCCTGCATAAAAATCATATGTAGCCATGCCACCGGTATAGTTATAGTTCAACAAATAGGTGTTGAGAATAGCACTTGAGAACGGATCAAAGGACGAGGAAGACGGACCGGTTTCAAGACCGACTGTACGTCTGAATAATGAACGAACATTGATAAACTCTGATGGAAGTGTATATGTGTCAACGTTTTTGACAACAGTCATCAGTGTATAAGTTTCTTGTGTAGCATTTTGTGCTCTCTGACGATAAACTTTTATCGTATAGTTGTATGCAGCCTCATAGTGCTGAGGATCAAGTTCAAGATCAACAATATCCCCGCCCAAACGAAGACGTATATTTTCAAAAAATGCTTCTTTAATTTGATCTAAGTCTAAATTAGTTGGTGTTGATAATATACCTGTGCTCATAGTCGTTCCCTCATAATATTATTTATCAGGAAACGACTGTGCTTGATTCTCTCTTATGATTTGCGTGTTGATTAAAATCCTATTTCTTTGTTCCAGACTGCATCCAAAAAGATAGGATTCATGATGCCATTGGTTGAATGGACAAACCCATTCACCTTGCTTATTGGGATTCTCTTTGTCTGGTACGTAGATAGTTAGTACTTCACATTCCACACAATATCCCGGTCCTGATCCCAAAGAAATGAGTCCTCTGGCTTGTGCCGTTCCATATTACGAATATGTGTTTCTATGCGTTCCAAAGAGTCAATCTTTAGTCCATTTTTTTCAATAAGTGACACTTCGGCTTCAATAGCAAGAAGATCATCTCTGATGTTGGCACGACCAATGTCATACCGATTATCATTAAACCACTTCATCCTTTTGATGAGCGATATCAATTTGATACTGTTTTCAGACATTACAAATCTCCTTCCTTGCGATTTTCACCGAGAATATTCTTAATGTTTGGTCGGAAATAGTTTGGACCCTTTAACACCTTTCCATCGTCGCGCCGGATTGGCAATCCATCTTCTCCTAACTTACTAAGATTGGAGTTATGAATCTCCTCGAATACCTCGTTGATCGGGATACCATACGAGACGGCAGTTCCATATATGATGTAAAGCATATCTCCTAATGCGTCTGCTACTTCTACCAAGTCATTGTCCTCTTCTGCCTTAATATATTCATCAAATTCTTCTTTGAGTAATCTTTTCCGAAGATCACGTTCATCGTCATTAGGAAATGCCGCATGATCGCCTATGTTGCAATCGTATATTTCGTGAAACTGTTTAACTTTATGATATTGTGTCATTGCTTTTCTACTTTCCATCCTAAATATTTACTTTTCTTATATTTGTTGGGCTTTGGTCCTCTGCCATGCATTATTTCCCAAAGAACTGAATAGGATTCCCCAGTTTCATTGCACCATGCAGATAATGACGCGGCGAAAAATTCATTTCCAGAAAAATCTGTTATTTTAACAGGAATAGCGACTGCTTCTGAACCCTTGAGTAGGGCCTTTCTTTTATTGGGGTCTTTCCACTGTTCTTTTCTCATGTGTTGTCTTCGCTCAGCCAACTCTTTCTTTTCATTAGCTGTCCTATTTTTCCAGCCCGCTGACACCGCAATAGAATGTGCTGCTTTATCTCGCTTCGCAATGCCGCGCGCTATGCCCTCCAGTCTATCATCACGGGTTGTTTTCCAGTTTTCCTTCATTGAGGCTGACTTCTTCGCGGTAGTTATTTTCTTTTCGGAGTCTGACTTCTGCCGGATAGTATTCGTCTTTTTTAGGTACCGAGCAGCAACCTTTTCAGTATCAACTCCTGTTACCGTGTCCCCGCCTTCGCCGCCAGGCATAATATTAGCTAATATGCCAGTAGAATCACATCTTCTGCCATAATATGCAATCAGCCTTTTTTCTTCTTCATATGCTACATTCTTATCTTCCGTATACATCACTTTGCGGATTTCTGGCACTTTTCCTTCTGACAATATTTTTCTGATGATATTCGTTTTTAACGAACTATCTGCATCATTTAAATATTTTAGGTGTTTTTCTGCCCTATTTCCCGTCCCCTTCCCGACATAAAAAGGAAGATTAGTAATAGGGTTCCATAATTCGTATACATAATACATTATCGGTATCTCCGTTGATAATGTACTTATCACCTTTTTGACAATTTCAGCAAATTCCTTATTAAAATGCTTTGAGAATCACCATCGCTTCATTGAAGCGACCATTAGGGATAGCAGCTACTGCCTTAATATCCTTAAAATATTTACGAGCAGCAGGGCGACTACCCATAACTTGCTTCAATTGTTCTGCCGGTTTGCGAAGGGTTTTTATCTCGCTTTCCTTCTTATCAAAACCAAGCAAGGTGTTGCCCTTTACAGACAAGCACTGACTGTAGGTATCAGCAACATAGTGGTGCAGTTTACGTTTTGCAGTATCATATACCCAAGCCTCTTGACAATTATGAAGTTTTACTGGTGATACGCTGATAAGATCAAGCTTGAGCGCATCGTCCTTGAACTGCTTGAGATACTTCAACTTAGACACAATCTTTTCCACAGGCACAGCCTTCTTCGGGCGTACAGTACGAGTGGCTTGCTTGATGGCAACATATGCATTCAACTGTTCAATGACCTGTTCAGAAAACTTAATCATGTTATTGATCTGAGTGCGTGTATATCGTGAGTATCCCTCTTTAAGAGTCTGGTCTTTTCCAAGCTTTACCGCCTCGTATTCAGCTTTCGTGTTTTCCCACTGCTTAATGTATCGTGTGACATGATGTGGAAGAACTTTCTGTTCATTCAACAAAGCATGTACTCTGTCTTTAGTGGAAAATTCTTTAGGACACGAAGCAGAAAAAAACTCGTCAGTAATCGCCTCAATTTCGCTAAACGCATCACTGGCACGTTCTTTCATCACTTCCTGAATATTCTGTCTCGTAGGTGTCTTGACCTGCTCATCATCTGTGCTTACAGGAATTTCATTCTTTCCCGCATTGATTGCATGATCAATTCTAAGCTTAACAAAATTTGTCAGTGGTGTTACTTTCCCACTGGTGCCGGGAAGAGATTCCCAGTAGTCCGCTTCTGCCTGATTGAAATCAGGACAACCTGTACGTAGTAGCTTACAGATAATCGCTGCCCACACACTGATACTATTCCATCCAGTTGCAGTCTTGGCATACCTAATATCTTGTGTGCTGTAACTGTTATCCTTCATCCAGCCCCACACTTCAGGAAGCAAATCGGCTTCTTGATAATTTTCGTAATAAAAATATTTTGCGTTATTCTTGAACTTGTAAAACTGTTCACCAGTCCAATTTTCCCATCCAGTAAAATCCGGACCAGTTAATTTTTTCCCTCTCTTAGTAAGAGGAGTGGCGCGGGCAATCTTTTTCTTAGTCTTAATAAGGGCTGGGCGTTTCGCCATCAAAGTCTCCATGCAATAAAATATACTTATACTAAATGACAAGAACATTGTCAATATAAAATGTCCCAAAATTTGGGACATTATCAAATCATTTAGTTTTCAATTCTTATTCTTGGAACGATGCTTCCACATATATTTTGCAAAAAGCACAGCCGTAATGAGTGATCCGGCAATGAAACTGATAATATTGGTTTCAAGCGCGCTTGAAAGAGTCGTGCAAAGCATTTCAGTTTTCCTTTTAATCAGGTAATGCCCAAGGACATGTCCTTGGGCATACATTTTGCTCAGTAGTTGGACTTAAATAGATTGCGAATCTTGATAAAAACCCAGATCAAGAACGTGACGATTGCGATCAGAATAATCAGGTTGACAAGGCCCCAAAAGATCATTCCAAAAAATCCCGGCCCATTATCCTGAGGAGCTTGTGCGTATTGAATTTGATTGGGATCACCCTGAACCGGTGCGGCCTGAGCCTGAGGAGCATAACCACCGCCATTCTGGACAACTACGGGAGTCTGCTGACGATTGTGATCAAACATCCACATCCAGAAAAATGGGTTATTGGTGATACCAGAACCCCAACCACCACTGTAACCGCCATAACCACCATAGTAATGATTGTTCACGACAGGTGCAGGATGATATCCGCTGTTGTAGCCTCGGGTATATACAGGACGCTGAACCACTTGGGTCTGTGCGGGCTTTGCAGTGTTATAGGTGGCTCCCGTTCCGAAGCGGCGGGCAGGGGCAGGGGCTGGGGCTGGTGCGGCAGGCTTGTAGCTATACCCAGTTCCAGCGCTAAAGCTGCGAGAACTCGTAGCACTTGGCCTACTGAACCCACTGCCACCACCGAACTTTCCAGCAAAAGCCGGGGTTGCAATCATAGACGTGGCAACAATAGCAATCACAAACTTCTTAAACATACAATTACTCCTTACAATGATTCAATTTTGTTGATAGCATCGGCTAGAATAGCTTGTATGTTTACAGCTAGTTCTTTTTCTTTTTCACCAATGGGCCGTGCATTACCATTGATAAATTTATCATGCTCTTCTCTCAATACATTTGCAAAATATTTCTTTGCATCAAGTGAAGATACACTATAACGTGGGGTTTCTGATATACGGGTAATAAGCATCAATGCACTTATTCAGCGGGAAGGATGGTAAGAAAGTGATCAAGAATTTCCTTCTTGGTTTCATTCCTAGTTGATTCGTCAAGTTGGTTAAGGTATTCAACCGCCTTGTCAAGGGCTTCTTCCTTGCCCTCAAGATATTCAATGTATTTCTGTGCTTCGTCAATAACCTTACCCACTACGTAAGGTTGGGTCTGGCGAATATTATCAAAATCTTCAAGTAGACCTTCGTATTTCATTGTTTTACTCCTTAATAATAATCTTCGTTGAAATCAGGATCAATCTTGATCAGTGCTTATTTGTATGCTTCGTGTTTCAGGCTTTACCAATCGCCACTGGCGCCACCACCATCAAAGCTGCCACCGCCACCACTGAAATCATTGGACCCGCTGTTATCATAGCTGGAACTGTTATCATACGTGCTACTGAAAGAATCCATCGCACTGCTGATGATTTCAGCAGTAATGATAGTATCAAGAATGTCAGGACCGCTATCATAGCGACGAGCATAGTCGTCTGAATAATAATGGTTGTGAATTTCGGTTGTGGCGGAAGTTGACCTGATCATAGGAGTATGCGTGTTGGTGATCATAGGTGTATGCGTGTTGGTGATCATAGGAGTATGCGTCTTGGTAATCATAGGCGAACTGGCCTTATAACTTGTCTTGGGAAACTTCTTCTTTTGCTTAAAAATAGAAAAGGGGAACATAATTAACTCCTGTTTTGAGGGTTTTTACACTGTAACCTAAACTTTAAAGGTTGTCAACCAAAAAATCACCTAATTTTGATATCGTCCACCTTACGTCCCGAATTGAAAATAGAAACACCCTTCTCACGCGTGAGGTCAGCCATATACTGTGGACTTTTATCCCACAATTCAAACAACTCGTCTTCGGTCACACCTTCGGGGCAATCAATCGCATAGATTTCATACTTGCGCTGACCGTTATAGCGAGCGCGTAGCAGCATTGAATTTATGATATCATTCAACGGGTTGTTACCCGGTTTTCCACCCTTGAGAATTTCCCAAGTGTCCATTTTCTCTTGATTTTCATACTTCGTGATTGGAACTACGGCTTCAATGCCAAGTTCGCACCACATGAAAATAAATGCATTAGTAGTCATATCCAAGAATCCCAAATCTTCACGCCACGACGAATCAGTTCTTTGGCGATCAGCTTTTCTGTGCGAATAACATCTTTAACAAGACGAGGACTCAGCTTGTCGCGATTACATTCAGACAAGAAAAAGAGAGTCGCTTCAAGATCATCTGTTGACTGAAAACGAACAATGATAGGAGCAAGCAATTTACGAATCATAATCACTTTCCAGACACGAGATTTACGCAGTAGAAGAAACTGTGCCCTTCGGCACGGCACTCATTCCACACACCGATCTGGATCGCAATGGCCACTGAAACCATCAGCAGCATAAAAATGAAGAAAATTGCGAACGTTGAGCGATTCATCTTAGTTACTCCATTGAGTTGATAGCTGATCATATATACCCGTCCGATATTCGTGTCAAGCTTTTTTTGAGAAAAAATTCGATAAATAAACATATGCCTAAACTTAGTTTATATAGACCAAACAAACAGGACGATTATCGGTTCCTAGATCGTACAATTTCCGAAATGCTCACAGTAGGGGGCACGGATTTGTATATTCACAAGTATGCGGGCATTTCAAACCAAGGCCCATCAATTGATGCGACTCAACCTCAATATCTAGAGCCAAACCCAACTCAAATTCAAGACTTATTATTTTTAGAGAACCGAGATAGAGTCTATGACCCAAACATCTATCGTTTAAGAGGTCATTATAATGTGCAGAATCTAGACTTTGATCTTAGTCAGTTTGGACTCTTTTTAAATAACGACATAGTTTTCATAACAGTTCATTACAATGATATGATTGATATCATTGGAAGAAAACTAATGGTCGGTGATGTTCTTGAACTTCCACACTTACTTGATTACAACCCGTTGAACGAAACAATACCCGTAGCGTTGAAACGTTTTATGCAAATCACAGACGCAAATTATGCTAGCGAAGGCTTTTCACAAACTTGGTTCCCGCATTTATGGAGAATTAAATGTGAGCCTCTGATCAATTCCGAGGAGTTTTCTGATATTCTAAATCAACCAATCCAACAAGATAACTATCTTGGTGATTTTAGTCCAACAAAAACGTACCCACAAGGCTACACAGTCACTTATGGTGGTGTCGTGTATCAATCAACGACTGATGTTCCAGCGGGAATTACTCCCCCAAATTCAGCATATTGGACCGTAGTACCCAACGGAAGTCTTGCCGATATCTTATCAACCTATAATAAGAATATTGCAATCAATAATGCAAATCTAGAAGAAGCAGAGCGTTTGGTTCCGAAGTCTGGATACGACAATACTAATCTCTATGTTGTCCCAACGTATGGCGAATACCAAGAAAACGGAATATTTTCCGATCATCCAAATGAGCCTGCTCCACCAACTAACGTTGTTTTTGAAGTTTCCAGCACTCAGCCTACAGTAACAGGGAATGTAGTGATGATTCGTGATCCTCGCTACAGAACTCCAAGTGCAGGAATTAAGATTTCAAAAGAAACTCTACAAAGTATTTGGGACATTACGGTTGATTCAGATGGGATATCTGATAAGATAGATAAATTTGTTGCTGCAAATCTATCAGTTATTGAAGTTGCTCCGGAAAAGACAGCGGGTGGGTCTGGTTCCGTAGAAACCACAAAATTGCTTGCAGTACAGTCATTAGGAACTTCATACGGTCCTTATGGTACCGCAGATAACACATACGCTACTGCTGACCAAGACCCAAGTTTACCCGGATTTACTGGAGACATTACACAACAGATGGATTACCGAGCAGACTGTAATCCAGCCTATCAATACATCGTCCGATCAACCCCAAGAGATTTTGGTTATGCTGCTGGGTATCTTACTGGAGACGGTAAGGCACCAAACGGTTTCCCTGTACAATCTGGTATAGCATTCCCACAAAATCCTCAAGTTGGTGATTACTTTTTAAGAATCGATTACTTGCCTCAACTTCTATTCCGCTGGGATGGAGCACTGTGGGTAAGAATTTCAGAAAACGTAAGAACACAGACTGGATTTGCTGATGCTACTAACCAATCACAATTGTCATCGTTTATTAACAACGATAATACCATATATGTAAATAATAACAAAGCATTTGTTCCAGAGAAGCAAGCTTTGTCAACCATATTGACTGTTGCCCCACCAGCATTTCCACCAGAAAATTAAGAGAGTTTAAATGGCCGAATATTTTTATGATTCACAGATAAGACGTTATCTAATTCAATTTGCTAAGATATTTTCTCAGTGGAATGTTACCAAGGGAAATGACCCACAGGGTAATCCAATTGTAGTGCGTGTTCCAATAATGTATGGTGATTCTAGTCGTCAAGCCGCAACCATTATAGCAAACAACAGTGCGAGCAATCTTCCAACTGCTCCACTGTTTACATATTATATTAGTGGACTTGAATACAACCAAAGATGGGCTACTGATCCCACATTCATTGACAAGCTACAAGTGAGACAACGAGCATATAACACTGAGACGCAATCATATGAAACGACTCAGGGGCAGGCATTTACTATTGAGAGGCAGATGCCTGTTCCATATACTCTACGAATCACATTGGATTTGTGGACCACCAATAATAATCAGAAATTAGAGATTTTTGAACAAATTGGCACGTTGTTCAATCCTGCTTTAGAAATTCAAAGCACGGACAATTTTGTTGATTGGACATCACTGTCATCAGTATTTCAGGATGGATTAGCATACAGCAGCAGAACTATTCCCGTTGGTACAGGAAACCCAATTGACATAATGACTTGGAAATTTTATATGCCAATTTGGCTTTCAACACCAGCTAAGCTGAAAAAACTTGGTGTTGTTGAAAAAATCATTGCATCTATATACCAAGGAACTGCATTGCAGGATGTCCAAGACGATGAATTACTCTTGGGTACAAGACAAAAGATTACACCATATGGTTATAACGTGTTGCTTCTTGGTGATCAACTTCAATTGCTACCTCAAAATGCAGCACCATATCCACCAAACAGTGAACTTGTATTACCAAATAACCCAAACACCGATCTTTATTGGTCAAGCTTTTTGAATGCTTACGGTGCGATCAGGCCCGGAATTTCACAAATATGGCTTGAAAATCCTTATATGACTACAGATATTGTAGGCACAATTGTTCTAAACCCCAATGATGATCGCTTTTTAATCTACAATATTGATCCAAATACTCTTCCACAAAACACTCTTCTTCCAGTTGACAGCATTATTAACCCTTTAACTACTGGACCAAATGCTGGTCTACCCGGTCCCACACCGGGTAAGAGATATTTGATTGTTGAAAATATCGGAGCAGATGGTAATACAACTGTAGCGTGGGGTAATTTAGTTGCCAAGGCAAATGACATCATCCAATTCAATGCATCAACGATGGAGTGGTTTGTTGCGTTTGATGCACAAGCAGCAACAGACGTTGAATTTGTCACAAACCTAACCACAGGTGTACAATATCGTTACGACAACACTAATGACGAATGGGTAAAATCCTATGAAGGATTTTATAGCTCTGGATCATTTTCAATCGTAATTTAATTCAACTGGCCACTTTCTGTCTAATAAATACCAAAATGAAAACAGCAGCAGGGGTGTTCTTCTATAGCTCATCCACCAAGAGATATCTTTATTTGCTCAGAGCAGATCAAAAAAATCCAACATGGAGTATGCCGGGTGGTGGCATAGAAAAAGATGAGACTTTACTTGATGGTATTGCCAGAGAATGTCTGGAAGAAATGAACTTTGACATCTCGGAATTAAAATTGATACCAATTCAAAAGTTTGTTAATAACTCTTTCACTTATCACACATTTTTTTGTAAGGTAACAGAAGAATTTATTCCCATTTTAAATAGTGAACATGTTGGTTATGCATGGGTTGGAGAAGGATTATACCCAAAACCTTTACATCCCGGATTGTTTTCTACGGTCAATATTGATATTGTGACTGAAAAACTTAGATCGCTAATAAAATAATAGGGGCCGAAGCCCCTATTATCATATTCCAAATACTTTTCCTATTACATGAAACCCTAAAGCACCAAGAGCGGTTGCGCCTCCCATGATCATCCATCTCCATTTTTCCAAATCTGAGATTTTTTGTTCAAGTTTGGTATGCGCTGTTTTACTATTTTCACCCATTTCTTTAATGGCTTTCATAGTACTTTCAGTATGCTTGTCAATGCTGTCACTAACCCCTTTAAGTCCGTCTTTTAGTTCATCTACCTTTTCGTTTAGATTGGCATATTGAACTTGAAGAACGGCAATTTCAGTTTGTGTCTGCTGACTTATTGATTGAGCCGGTGATCTGGTAGCCATGGTTTATTCCTTAGGCGTTAGTAATAGTAACTACTGGATTTGGCTGACCTGCTGCTGCGTTTGCAGTGTAGGCTGTACCAAAAGTTGCAATAACATCTGGGTTAGCATTTGCAGCAATTGCGAAGCCAGTGCCAGCGATGTTGCCTGTTGCAGTGAAAGTGATGCCCGTCATGTTATCACGCGCACCGACTGATGTCCAGACTGTATTACCACTGTTTAAGATAGTATACTGAGTGCCTACCACTAATGCATTAGAGTATGTCCATGGAGTATATACTCTTGACTGATAATCATCAAGGTTGAACAAGTTCACAGTTGATGAGTTTGCGTAGGTACCAGTAATGATCATAGTGTTTGGTAACATTGCAGTGTTTGCTACGTTTGCTGTATAGCACTGTGATGTTAGTCCAGAAGTCAGACCTGTCACAAGATACTTGGTCTTACCCTTTTGACGATTGATGTAGCCAGCTTCAGGAGTTGCCTGAATGAATGCGCTGTTTGAAACTGCGACCGCTGCGTTTGCAGTGAATGTTACAGTATCCTGTAGAGCGTTGGCGGTAACACTTGCGTTAGATGACAACTGCACTGGTGCTCCGCCTACTGTCGCTGAAACAGTGAATGCAGCAGCGTTTGGTGTAGTCTTGACATAGTAAACGTTTCCAGCAGTTAAACCGCCGAATGTGTTGTCAAAAATTACAGGCGCATTAGCAATCAAAGTTAATGCGTTACCAGATGTTCCGATTACGTTGCCTGTTGCAGTTGTGTTTGCGACGGCAATTGTGTTATTTCCTGGAGTACCAGTTACGTAACCAACTGTTGTATAATCAGTTTGAATACCATTGATGTTTGCAACTGGAATCTGAATTACAGCGCCATTTGCTACGTTAGTGGCAAAGTTAGTATTCAATCCTGCTGCTCTTGGGCTGGTGGTTGAAGTGAACAGAGTACCTGTACCATTTGCGCCGATGGCAACAGTTACAGCAACCTGCTTTCCGTATTGTGCAGTATTACCGCCTACGACACCCCAAGTATTAGCATACTGTGCAGTGTTTGATCCATTTGGATTGTTGAAACCATAGTCAACAAGACCAACTGTAGCCGCAATTGTCTGGCCGGTTGTTGTAGTTAATGTTGGTACTGTCTGTGGCTGAACGCTAAGCTGAGTTGACGATACCGAGAATGTGGTTGAAGATGCAACACTATTTACATAATATGTTGTTCCGGCAACCAGACCTCCAATGTTCGCAGATACTACGAAAGGCATCCCTCTGGTAACGTTAGTTGCAGTTAAATTCCCGGATGTGGTTACCAACTGTGTAGAAGCTGTTGTTGCGGTAAGAGTTAGTACAGCCTGTGATTGTGCAATTTTTAGTGGACGACCCATTTGTTTTTCCTTTTTTGACGTTCTAGGTCATACGTACTGTATATACAGCACATAAGAACACATAATTGAGTCCAATTCATTTAGAATCAACTGTGAACACAATTATTTATATTTTTTTGAAAAAATGGGGATTATGGAATGGTTGGTCCACCGTTAGCTGGTGTAGGATATACACCCGATGTTCCTGTATTTGGATATGGCATACCGAGTTCAGTAATAGAAAAAGGTGCTGCCGTAGCGCCAGATACGTTCAAGAATGAAACTATATTTCCTTGACCTACATAAAAGCTATTTCTAGTTGCATTTGCGGGAATAATTTCACTATTTGCGGTAGCTGCTGTATAAGGGACACCAAATGGATTAACTGTCGCCGTGGCACCAGCGAGTACAACGTTTGCATTTGCGGTGAGAGTTAAACTGGTATTGTTAGCGATAGATGCAACGATACCAACTGTAGCTCCGGTTGCGTTTCCTATCCATGCACCCACGTTTACTTGACTTAAAAATGATGTTCCAGAACCGGTTACGATTTTACTTGAGGTATTTGCAGTTACGCTGCCAGTTACAGCTACATTCGGATAACTTGCGACAACTTGAATCGGAGAAGATGTTGTCGCAATTCTGACTTTATCCGTTTGGATATTGGCAGATGATTGTGC